CAGTGTCGGTAAATCCATTGCAGTATAGATGAATAATAGCAAGCTTGTTCATTTCTGCAATTACAGTACGTTGTATTCTCGCTATTGTTCTAGAAAATCTAATATCTTCCATTGAAAGTGTAGCTTTTGCCCCTAATCCTTCGTCGTAGCCAAGATAAGCTTTTGGTATTTTTAAAGCAGCAAAAAGCTTTTTCTGAATGTATTCGACATCGTTGGTCTCGCCTGCTACCGTTCCACCGGCAAGAGTCTCAACAGCTGTTCCAGACTCACTTCCTCGAACGGGTATAAAATAATCTTCATCGACAGAAAGTGGATTATACCTTAAGTCTACTTTTCCTGTTCCTTGGTCTACAATAGGTGCTCTTTTAAGTGATGATTGGGCGCGCTCCATGTAAGCAGGAATTTCTTCTGGAGGAACATTGCCTACATCAATCTTAAATACACGTCTTTCTGGTGCCCTAACAATTCTGTAAACAAGCATTGCATCTTCAAGTAAGATTAGCTGGCGCCAAATTCTTCTTGCAGGTTCTAGAACAGAAGAACCGTAAGGGATAAATGCATCATTACCTAACAATCTCATGTGAGAAATTTGCCAGTTTTCTAAAACTTGATTTCCTTGAGTTACCCATCGAAATCGAACTGCCATTGGATCTTTTGGGTCAAAACCCTCTTCTCTTTCAATTTCTGATATTGGTAGTGGATAAGCATTGATAACACCTAGTTCTGGGCTCACATCATTGAATAAAAAGTGGTCTCCGTATTTAACTAAGTTTCTAATCCAAGAAGTCATGTTGAATTCAACATTTAGTGTGTCGTAAAAAAGATCATCAAGTAACTGTTTAATTTTTACATTGTCAGAATGAATATGAAGAACTTTACCGTTTTCATCTGCTGAAGCTGTCTCTTCTGCATATATGTCTAATGCACTTCCAATTTCAGGTGTGTACTCCATTTCACTAAAATCAGAGTATCTTGCCATTCTATCATACGTTCCGTATGCAGACATAGCATTGCTATAGACTTTGCTCTGATTTTTTCTAAACATTTCAAAAGCTGACGATGTGTATTTGTCGTCAGGTTTTACAATATTTCTCTTAACAACCGGTCCAGACCTGAATAGCCTGGTAAGTCTTTGAAATATATTTGATCTACTTTCTGCCATTTAAAATTCCTACTTTAAAACCCACATGTAATCATGTGGTATCATACTGCGATTTTTTGTTTTATTTAGGTCTTGCTTCGTATTTCCACCATGATTTGAATTTTTCCCACCGCCATAAACACCTATCGGCGCAAGAACCTGGTCAGGTACACCACCATAGCTTGTGTTGACTTTGGATATTGAACTAAGCATAGCTTCGTTTAATCCAGCATTGGATTTCGAGTAATCAGACGATCCGTCTATTAACCATGAACCAATTGCAAGACTCATTACTAGATCATCATTAAATCCAGCACGAGCTTGTGCCCTTCCGGTATTCCATGTAAATACCTTTAATTCTTCATAAAACCTAGAAGAGTATGATGTCAATTGTCTGTTTCTTAAAATTTCTTCCAGCTTAGCAAGAATTGTTGCTCTTGACTTTCCTGACGTTGTAAATCCGCCTACATCTGCAGACGCAGGTGGAATATAATCGCCTACATAGACTTGCTTTTTCCTCCTATAGTAGATTTTAGGATACTGAAGTTCTTGTAATTTTAGTATTGTTGCGTAACCATAACTATTGTTTTCTGGGCAAGCAAGTGCTTTATTGTACTTAAGACCAAATTCGTTAATGAGTTCTGCAAAAGTATCAGGTCTAATCTTTCCTTTATACTCAGCAACAATTTCATTTTCATTTGTATCTATTATGTGAAAAGTTGAAAAGTCTTTTGAGTCGCCTCTTGAAACGTCAGCAGATAAAACATAGTCATGAGAAGATAACGGATACTTCCAAATCCATACATTTCTGTCTAGTCCTGCTCTTTCAATAGGCTTTTGAACGCAAGATCTTATCCACTCAAGCGTATTATTGTCTAAAAATGTTTCACCACTTGTTGCAAAATCACAAAGATATTCTTGTGCAATTTGCCGCTTATTCATATTTTTTGTAGTTTTTTCAAACCACTCGTCATCTCGCTCTGGGTGAACCTGCCACGGTAAGTTTATTGCATTAAACTCATTTAAACCAGACTCGGCGTCAACATAGAGTTTGTGATATTGGCCTCCGACTCCATTGGGTGTTGACAAAATAATAACCCTACCACCTGTTGAGATAGTAGGGTAAATACCAGTCCAGATTGTATCAAAGTTTCTAACAAATGCAGCTTCGTCTACAATAAGCAATGATAATGCTTCTGATCTACCTGCATCTTCTGACGTAGGCACAGCCTTAATTTCTGATCCGTGACTAAATCTTATTTTTTGCTTATTGTTTTCAACAATGTCAGGAAGCAAAAGCCACTTTGGCAAAGACTTGATCATAGTCTTTACCTTTGTAATGAAATTTTGTGCAACAGTTAGTTTTGTTGCAATGATAAGAATATTTTTTTCTTTTTGAAATATTGCCATCCACACTGCGTATGCAGCAACAAGCGTAGATAGACCTAACTGTCTAGACTTGCAAACAATATTAAATCTATTTTCTAAAAAGTCTGCTGTGCAATCATCTTGAAAGCTGTATGTTTCAAAAGGAATAAGACCCCTGACAGGGTGTTGAATTTTCAAGTAGTTTTTAAAGAAATAATTAGGATCTTTACCGCACTTGATTATTTCTTTGACTTGAAGTTGTTTATTATATTTCGCCATCGCGAAGATACATAGGACTTATCTCAGCTTATTTCAAACATGTGAACTTGTCTTACAAGGGCAGTACCCTTGTCAGAGTAAATATTCATATTGATTAACTCTACTGAAGTGTCACTTGAGATTTTTTTTGTCTTTAGTGCTCTTCCACATGCTGCTTTAAAATCTTTTTTTATTCTCTTTAGGCACTCATTTGTAAGCTTCTGAAGTTCTGCTTCTGACTCTTTTGATGCGACTTGCATGTTTGATCGAGTAAGTAAGTTTACGACAGTCATCGAAGTCATTCTCATCTGGTCTTCACCAGTAATCTGAACTGAGCACTTCATCGAACCCGGGACAGCTTCGTATGACTGACCAAACGTGTCGTTAATAACTGTGCTGAGGGTATTGTAGTCTTGAAAATTCATTTAATTCTCCCTTTGATAGTAATTAGACGTTTTCTTTGCTTAATGTATTTGTTAATGTCAACTTTTTTTGGTCGCCATCCTGATTTCCACTTTTCTTTTCTACTTTCTGCAAATGTTAGATAACACTCATGGCAACAGAAGTACTCAGAATTGATCTGAAAGTCCTCCTGCGTGCACAACATAAAACCACATATATCACAAAAGAAGTTGTCTTCAGCAGTCTTCTGGGTACCTCTATTTACCTTTATATCATATACTCTTAACATAAGAATCCACGCCCGTTTTAGTTATCTCTAATGTGTGATCAACAACATCTTTAATTGCATCGATATGAGAAATAATTATAATATTTTTAAACCATTTCTTAAGCGACTGAAGTAGTCTACCACAAGCTTCTAAGTTTGTTTCATCAAGTGTTCCAAAACCTTCATCGATAATAAGCATCGAAGTTTTAGGAAGAGAAGATATGTTAATTAGTGCGACTCGGATTGCTAGCGAAGAAATCATTTTTTCCATACCGGATGCCAGTTCAATTATTCTTTTTGAGTCGCCATAGTCAATAAATACATCCATTGCATTAGACTCTAAGTCAGCCTCAAGCACAACTGTAAAAGCAACAACTCCTTTTAATATCTTAGATATTTCAAAATTAATTTTTGGAAGTAAAGAATTGATTATTTGAACAGGCATTCCTCGCTTAGAAGTTGCTTGAATAAATAAGTCTTGAACTTTAAGTTGCGAACTTATCTCATCATATCTCTTTTTCTGCTTGATTGATTGAGAAAGTGAAAGTCTGGTTGCCTCAACTGACTTAATTAGCTTAACTCTCTGCAAATCATTCTTTCTAAAGTCTTCTTTTTTAATATCTAATATTCTACTAATTCCGCTTTTATCGTCTTCCTGATCTTGTGAATTAAATCTTAATTCTAGTTCTTCTGAAGATTTTTTAGCCTTAACAAGATCTTTTTCAAGATTGGATATTTCATTTTGAAGTATCTGTATTTGTACCCTACTATTAGATATATCTGAAATTAACCTTGACTTTTTCTCAACAATCGCGTTGTATTTTTCTATCTTCTCTTCGTAGTTTTCTTTTTGAATTTTCTTATAAGAAGTCTTCAAGTCCAGAACATTAGATTGCAACTTATTAACTTTAAGTCTTTTTTCTTCTATTTTTCTTTTGTCACTGTGAGAATCTTTAATAAACTTACAGTCTGGAAAACTATCTCCACATGGAACTTCTAATAATTTTTTGACAGATTTTTCCATATTAGTTAGTTCTGTATTTTCAGCCTTAAAGTGACCTTCAAGCTTCCAAAGAGTTTTTACCAGTTCTTTAGATGCTCCATGTTTTTCTTTTATATCGTCAATGTCAAAAGAAGCAATAAAGTTTTCTATTTTAGATATTTTTTGTTCTGACTCGAATATTTCATCAGACATACCGTCTAAAGAACTCTGCTTTTTTATTATTTTAGATTCAAGGTTTTCTTTTAAGAGCAATGACTTTTTAACTTCTGAAAGTGAAACAAAATCTTCTTTTACGTTTTGATGAAGTTCCTTTGTAAGTTTTTCAATTTCTAGTTGAATTTCATTTTTTTCAATATTAACTTCATCTAGACGTCCCTGTCGATCCTTTTTGGTTTCTCTAAGGGTTTCAATTGCTTTTGTCCACCCACCACCAGACGGTGTATACTGTTTTAACTCAGATCTAAGTTCGCTAGATTCTTTCTTTGCAATATCGTTCATCGATTCGAAGACGCTCATATCTAAAAAGTTAGATAATATGTTTTTTCTAGACGTCGCTTTTTCTTTTATAAAGGTATTCATTTCACCTTGTGAAGCAAGACTAGTCATATGAAATTCTTCAGGTGAACCAATCATTGATCTTAATATCTTTTCAGACTCTCTTCTTTGTTCTTCTGTTAGGTCTTCTAGTATTTTTCCTGTCGAATCTATTCGATACAGCTTAAGTGTGGTTGGTGCCCAAACATTGCTTTTGGTTACTTTTTTCAATGTTTCTCTAACAACTCTAAAAAGTGATCCATTTACAACAATGTCAACTTCTGTTTTGCAACTATTTTTTCTAGAGTTGATAATGTGTATGTTCTTAATAGACCCTCTATCTGAGGAATTAAACAAACCATACGCTATGGTTCCGATAATTGAAGATTTTCCTCTTGCGTTTTTGCCAAAAATACCTGTAATTCCTGGCAGCTTGTCTAAGTTTATTGTGTTTCCTTTCCCATAACAAAAAGTATTATCAAAATTGAGCTTACTAACGCCCCATTTGACATTTCTTAAATCAGAGTTTTCTTGAGTAACTTCTGACAAATACTTGTTTGTCATTTCGTCTAACTGGGTCCACTCTTGTTCTTTGACTCCGGCACCAGTATAGTACTGACGCACAAGGTCTTTCATTACCTTAGGATCTCTTAAATTAACAGACGTTGCCTCACCTTCTTTTATTTTTTCGCTGGCAAAAGAGTTGTCAATCTTAAATACGACTTCTGAAGCGTTTTTGAGCTTTTTTAATGCTTTCTGTAGTGATCTAGTCTGTGCAGGAGTAATGTAATCATTTTCAGCTCGTATTCTAAATCTTGATTGTCTAGAATGTTCCATGCAGGCTTTAACTGTTTTTTCAATATCGCCTCTCCACTCTACTGTAATAAACTTATAATCATTTTTGACTGAGTGGAAGGTTACATCAAAGTCTTCTCTTGATCTAATATCCCACAACAAGAATCCTTTTTCTGAATCTTCTCCGTAGTTTTGTTGAATTGTGCTTCCACAATAAGCAACCGTCTTTTTTGTGTTTAAAAACTGAGTCTTGTGGATGTCCCCTAGCATTCCGAAGTCAAATGCGTCAAAAAAGCTAACTGGTACTTCACCGTCAAGTTGCCAGTCAATGTCGGTTAATGATCCAGTTACAGCACCGTGAAAAAGCGCAATAGATATATTGTCTGTTGGTTTTACTTTTGACCAATTTTCTTCATCAAAACAAGAAAAGACACACCAGTCGAAGCCTGGAATGCCTGTTGGGTAAATACCTGAGTCTTTATACAAAAAGATATTTTTATTGTCTATCGCTTTGATGATTGGTGATATTGCATCTTGTCTGTCTTTGTTATGAATTAGCCCATCATGATTACCCAAGATTACATGTGTTGGAGCAATCGATGCCATTTCATTAAACCACCATACTAAGTTTTCTACTAGTTCAGGTGATATTCCTTGAGTCTTAGAGTGAACAATGTCACCTCCAACGTAAATGACGTCAGGATTAAGCTTTTTTGCTTGCTTAAACAAGTCTTTGAACGAAAGAATATACTCTTCGTGTCTTGATAGCCCTCGCCAGTGTACATCTGCGATATGAAGTATTTTCATCTATATTCCTTGCCCATTTTAATAACACAGTCTCTCTTTTCAGGCTTGAATGCAAGAGACCCACCTGGACATATTACCCAGCATCTTTTAGAAATACAAGTTTTAGGTTTAGCTGCATACCCATCAGTCATTATAACGTAACCATCATATTCTCTGGCTACTTTTCTAAAATGATCTTCTACGTTGTCAAAATTTGTACCACCAGAAAGCCTTCTAGAGAAATTGCTGGTTTTTCCTTTCTTCCACGAAGTTTTGCTTTTTTCGTCTACGTGCGAGTCAAAAAAGTAGTAAGTAAAAGAATGAGTTTTGGATAGTTGCCCTAGCACATTTCCAAACCTAGCAAGAGAGTTCTCTCCAACGCTTCCACTCTGGTCAACATAGACCGCAAGATGAGAAGTCTTTTTTGCTTTTCGTCCTGGGTGAATGTAAGGATATTTTCTGTTAATCTTTCTTTGGGTCTTAAAGTAGTTATTTCGCATTTTATTTCCGCAAAAGTACTTAAGCGCCCTTTCCCATTCAAACTTTTTAGAAACCATTTTTTCAATTTCTGCTCGAACAGCAAAAGAAGTAGAACCCCACCCTCTTTGATTTGCAATTTCTTTTGCTTTACTAAGCAGGTCTTTTACTTTTTGATCTGCTATTATTTTTTCTGCCTCTGACAAATCAGAATCATCATGCTCGTCCATGACAACAAGGACTTTATTCTCATAGAGCTCTTTAATCGCACTTTTTATTTCCTTGTTGTTTTGAATTTCATTCATATACCATTCAGACGACCTGTTGCTAGGCAGCGATGCAATAAAATTGCTAAACTTTTCTATCAGCTCTTGTCTTTCTTTTGAAAGCTCAATACCTTCATTTGCTTTAAGTTTGTTTTTCTTGCCTGCGATAAGACCGCACTCTGGGAGTTCGCCAATCGGGATGATGCTATTAATCGCCAAGTCTGTTGCAATATTCCACTCCATGTGCGGTTTTTGCTTTCTTGTAGTAACATGTTTAAAGATCAAGTGATAGCACTCATGCTTAAGCAATCCGGATCTTTTTTTGTAACTCAAGGAGCCCATAAACTTAGGGTTCCAAAAAAGCTTCATTGATCCATCTTCGTAGCTTACTCCTGCTGTATCCAGGTCAAAAGTTCTATTTTTTTGCATGCCTCTGATAATTGTTGCAAAAAAAGGCTCTTCTATTAAAAATTTAAGAAGTGTTGAATCAAACTGAGCTTGTGTCAAGTCTGGCATTACTTAATTCCCATTGAAGTCCTGGTTGCCTCAAGCACTCTTGACTTAATTATTTTATGAATTACCTTCATATTGTGAATATTTTTTAAGCCTAAGATAGTCTGCATAAAGTTAACTACAACCTCATCTGATGTGTGCAACAAATACTTTTTTAAATTTTCTGCTTGAACAAGAGTTATTTCTTTTTCTTTCAAAAAGAGGACAACTTGATCAAGCGCTTCATTCTTCTTGTCATTTGTCATATATTCCACATCAGACTTTACTGTTTCAAAGTTGTCTAAGATATCAAGTGCAGATAGTTTAAGCTTGTAGTTTTTAAGATAATCTAGAAAAGCTGCTGTTGTTGGAAGCCCAATAAAACCTGTTGACAAGTGAAGAACAAAATCAGGAATATCGCTGCCTGCATAGATGCTTGGGCTCAAGTTTGCATGCTTGAGTGATTTATCTAGGCGTGCCCATGATGCAGGATAGGGATAAACTTCTCCGGGGGAGCGCTCTCCTTCGTGCATCAAGTGAGAAGGATACTTTTCAATAAATCTTGTAATCATCGGGTCAATATTGTTACTTCGGGCCCACGTAAGCCAGTCGTTGACAGTTGGTCGCAATTCTGTTACCCAGAATCGACGAAGCAGCGCCGGGTCAAGCTCGTTTACAGTAAAGTCATTGCCTTCATTAATCGCCATAATGATTCGTGTTTCCGGGTGCAACTTTTGACCATTTAATTCTCGATCAAGAACGATTTGAAATGCACATTGCAAAACTTCGTTTGTTGCTCTGTTACCTTCGTCTAAGAAGAGCAAATGAGGTTCTCTGCAAGCTGCCATAAATCTAGCATTTGGAGCAAATCTTGTTGTCCCGTCAGCAAGCTCTGGTAGACCGATAATGTCGCCTTCTGAAAAACAACTTAGACGCCAGTCTAGGACTGGAATGCCCGGACCTTTGTGGTCTAGAAACATTGCATTAGTTTTAATTTGCGTTGCAATGTATTTTGTAATGTCTGATTTTCCAATACCTGTATCACCCTTGACAAGAATTGATATATCTGGAGGAAGGCTCAGCGCGACCTTTGTAAAAGTTTCAATATTCATTTATTTGATGCCTCTTTGTTTGCAAGTTTATTTTAAATCTTTAATTGCCTAATTGCACTCATTAATTTTTTTATAAATACTCATAGGCTTTACATCAACCCTGCCAACAGAAGATAGCAGTGTAACGTTTCCGGCGTTTTTTGCCTGTGCCTGTGTGTTTAAGGATTTTGGCACCCACATGTTACAAATTAGACCTATTTCTTCTTTTCCATTAAAATTAAAACAGACTATGTCGCCTACTTCAAAGTTAAATACAGCTTTTGCAGACTGGGTGTTCGAAAAGTCTGCTTTAATATTTTTAATTTTATTTTTTGCAGCTTTCTTGATTTCTTTAGGCGTCATGCCAGTTTCATAAACTTTTATGTCTCGTGCTTTTGTCTTCGCAGCTGCAATCTGTTTATTAATATTAGGTTGCTCAACATCAGAGTTGAGCTTTTCCGCTCTAAAGTTCTCTCTAATACTTTGTAAGTCTTTTGCAGCTATTCTTCTTTTTTTTGCCATATTACAACCCTTTTGTTTGTATTATAGCATTAATTATTTATGTTTTACACACTATGAAAGAATAATTTTTGCTTTGTCTTGCGCATAAAAGCTTTCTAACATGTAGTCTAAGTCATCAGTCAGAATTTGATTTGTTATATCAAAATTAAAATTTGACTCTTTTAGGAAAATAAGGTTTGTAATCTTCTTATTTCCAGTTGAAAAAGGTGCTATCCAACTAACTGTTGCTAATTTTAAAAAAGGCTTGTCATTTAATCTACAAACTTTTGTGGCATACTCTTGAATTTTTTCAACAGGTGCATAAGTTAAACCAGACAATGTAGTTTTGTCAACTTTTCTAATTTCGCACTTTGATTCTAGAATTTGATTTAACTTGACAATGTCAGAAAATTGATTCTGTTTTGAAAAGAAAGCATAAGTCATACCTTCGATTAGTCTTTTTATTTCTTTATCTTTTGTACAACGATCCAAGCTATAGCCTTCAATTAGACTTCTGCTAGCTTCATAGCAGATATTAAATTCTTTACCAGTACACTCATTAATAAACGTGGTAATGTCATTGACGAAAAATTTCAATGCTTTATTTTTCTTAAATCCCTTTCTTGACTTTAAAGCTTTTTTTCTTAAAAACCTAACAAAAGTTTTTTGATGCTCTCTTGACGTAAAACTTTCATTTATATTTTCTTTTGAAAGTACAAACTTTGCTGCTTGTTCTCCTAAAAATCTTCCGGCGGCGATATCTGTTGGAAAATGAACTCCATTTTCTATTCTTGACTGTGCTATCATTTCCGCAATAGTCTGTAATTGCATTGATTTTTCTGGAAACATGTTGGAAAGATAATCACATGCTAAGTATGCAAATGCTGCGTGGCCTGACGGGAATGAAGGAGAGTGCGCTGACTCTGTTTCTATATCTTCGCCACGTGCTTCAAAGTATTTAAAAGGACGTTTTCTATCGTACTTAAATTTTAGTCTAAGCATGACACCGTCAAACTCTTCAAGCATGGGTGCTATTTTAGACCACTCTATATCTTCATCTTTTAAAAACTTTTTAAATACATCTTCAGCATTTCTATCTGTCAGCTTTAAAAACTTTTCGGAAAGGGAAGGATCTTTAATACACCTTCTAACCTCTGACAAATCTTCTTCAAATCTATCTGTATCTACTTTAGGATATGACAGTTCAGGCAAAGACTCTTCAAACCCTTTGAAGATTTTACATTTTTTAGACATTCTTTTTTTATATTTTTTTGGAACACTGCTAATGTCTACATCTTCAAAAAGACGCTGAAGCGAAATCATATTTTCCTCGTAAGTTAGTCCTTAGAATGTGTGTAATCTAATTTGTGATAAACTTCTGATATATCGTCTGCAGCTTGGGAGATATGACTCCTCATCCAGTCATCTAGATCGTGACCGTCGGGTATCATGTGTTGGATTTTTTCTGCATATTCTTTTATTTTGTGTAACTGAGCTTTAGCCATGTATGCACCTGACTTGTGATGCTTTTCTGGTGCTTCAAAAGAATAAACCATTTCTGGTTCGTAGTCTTCATATTCCACAGAAGATCCGCTACAGCCACAACCGCCTTCCATAACAAGAGGGCCTCCACAAGAACTGCAGGACAAACTCATCTTGCTTTTCATATGTCCTTCCGGTTCTGGGTGATAGGAAGTATTATGAACTTCGCAGCCAGACGGGTTTTGCATGCAAGAATCGCACTCTTCTTCATCTGATATTGAAAATTGGCGTCTAAAATCGTCAGGAATGTCTTCAGGTCTAACAAGTAAATCTTCTTCTACTCTACGAATTTCTTGCTGAATTATTCTTCTTAGGTCGACTCTTTTCATTTTTTATCCTTAAAACATGGAACCCGATTTAATTCCGCTTATTAAATATCTCATTCTTTCCATATTGTCAAAAGGTTTAGCATTCAATATTAAACTTTCTACTTCTTTTTTTGTCATATCACCTAAATCTTTTTCTAGATTTTGAGTATTTTTAACATTAATTCCGTATGAAATTAAGTTTTTTGAAATTTTAATTTGCTTTTCTTTTGCGTCTGGGTCCAGTGCTAAAATAACATTAGACTTTTCTTTAATTATTTTTTTAAATAGACTGTATTTGGTATCAATCCAACTGCCAAGTATAGGAATAGCATTATTTCCGGCCTTTACAGCATCAAAAATGCCTTCTACGAGAATGACAGGCTTTCTCCAGTCTACTAAATGTTCATTAAAGATAATGTCTTTTTTTGATGCCTTGCAATTTTTGTATTTTTGATATTTTGTTTCTTCACAAACCCTAGTTAAATAAAAGTTTAGGTCTAGACTGTTGTCAAAAGATGGAAAAATTACTCTGTTTTCAAATCCAACTTCAAGGCTATATCCTGCTTTAAATCGATACAAATCTTCGTATTTCATTCCTCGAGTCAGTAGATATTTTTTTAAAAACTTTGACTTTCTTGAATTAGAAAGAGTTAAAAGTTTAAAATCTTCAGGTAGTTTAAGAACTACTTTTAAGTCTTCAGACTTTTCTTCTTTAAAGCTTCCAAAGTATTCTCTAAACTTAGGCAACTGTTTACTGTTCGGGAAATTAACTTGAGCAAATCGAGAAATTGATCTACCTTTTGCTTCGCAAACCCAGCAATGATACACACCTGTTTCAATAGAAATAGATAGTTTTCTCTTCTTTTTTACTTTAGAAGACTTCAAGCAAATAGGGCAATAGACAGCAATGTCACTGCCGTTGCTTGCGACAACACCTTTGCCAAAAACAGAACTAATAAGTTCTCTTTTTTGTTTTAAAGTTACAATACTCATATTGAGATATTATAAAGCTTTTTCTCTTTTTTCAAGCCAATTTGCTTTTTCAATTACATATGCATCTGCCATGTCATACGACACCTTGTCAGTTACTTCTAGACCTTTTCTCGGGCCTGACTTGAGGATCTTTGTAGGGAAGCAGAAAAGATCTCCAATTTGATCTTTGACTTGACGCAAAACTTGCTCTTTAGTTGTTTCTATTGTTTTCTTTTTAGATAAGACTGTAATGCTGCTTGTTTTTCGGGCGTCATTAACATTTATAGGGGTCGCTTCCATCCCTAAATCACTATAGCAAATCCACTGAATGATTCCGTTAAACTTTGCCAATTTAAAAAGTGTTTTTGCTGAAGATCTTCCTTTTGCAAAGCTTGTTAGGTAATCTTCTACAGCTATATCATCTATCGGATATTTTATCATTAGATCTAAAATGTGTAGTTTTACTTTTTTTGCTTTTTCAAAGAAGTTTTTTTCTTTAGATAATTCAACATAAGAAAAGTGAACAGGAGCACCTTCGTCATTTACGATGCAAAAGCCCGTACAGCTTGTAGATATATCTGCCCCAAGTATCATTAGAAGTCCTGCTTTAGTCTAATTACAAACTCATCTTCTTCTGTTTTGTTAATTGGTTGCGCAAAGTTTGCTTGCATAATTACATTAAAGTTGTCATCATGAATATTAACAGTTGAAATGTGAACTGTGCTTAAATTTTCGTTACTAGGTGCAGAATCAGGCGGGTATTTTTCATAAGTTTTGTTTGAAGAAGACATAAAAAAGCCTGTAAATGCAGGTATATTCATTACTAGACTGTGAAGTTGTTGTTCTCCTCTTAGCTTCATGTCAACCTTATCTTTACCGTAATAGAATAAATTAGGTGTCTTGATTACAGCAGCACCTTCTTCGTACAGGATTGTACCGATGTTGTTCCAGTCAGCTTGAGCTGTTAAGCAGTCAGCACGATACAAACCACCTCTACCGTTATCTTTTATGTTTACTGATATATCACCGCCAGACCCTGTTAGATTTTCTTCATACAGGTGAAAGCTTTTAGGGTGAATTTTTGACCCATAATACAGGTTAGATATATCCAACACAGTTATTTCATTAGAGCTGACGTCTCTAGTTCTCTGAGCAATTGTTAAAACTGATCCAGGAGCTACTCCTGGATTGTCTGGAGCAGATCCTACTATTTGATCAAAAATAGACCCTGTTGTAAAGACCAGCCCGGGAAAGAGTGAAGAAGTAGGAATTAGATTTTCTAAACTAATTATTGAGTAATCAGATGCTCGACCTGACTTTTTAAACATTGCGCTACTAGACATTAAAGATTTTTCTAACAAGTCGTATATTGGCTTGTGCAGTCCGTTGTCATTAGGCAAAATCGTCATGTTTCTTTTGACGTTAGAACCTGTGTCATAGATGTAATTGTCAGCTGTAATATTTTGTATTGTTGTGTTAATTGTTTGCGGAAACAATCCGTAATGTCTAGGTTGTTCCATCGTCACAAAGTCTAGAGTATAGTTTTCTAAATTAAGAGACTTGCCGCCAACTCCAAATGAAAACTGAACACTGAATGGATCGTTTGTCGTACTCGTAATTTCCTGAAAGGGTGTTACAAGCACGTTCCTTTGTGATGATGAAGGAAAAAAGTAAGCAGGGACATAAAATATCAAGTCATCAGTTGATGCAGGACTAGTGTCAGATATTGTCTTGTACTTTGTTAAGTTTTTATTGATAAACTTGTTGTATATTCTTACATCATGAATTTCTGCATTCAATGGATGTGAAAGTTGGTACGTAGAAACTACTTTGTCTATCGCGCTAGCATCTGTTCTGTAACCTTCTGACGAAGCTGCACCGGGCGCAACCATACTAGCCCATGACTTAAGTCCTGTGTAGTCCGCATCAAGGTAGTTACCTAGCAGCAAGCATGGTGGGCTTCGGCCTGTATTTGCTGAAACTGAAGCTGAAGGCACATGAAACAAAGTTTCTTCTGTGTCTATGAAGATAGACCCGGTGCTGTTGTTTGTAGAATTTGACCAAGCAACAAGAATGTTATGCCAGTTGTTCTTTTTAAGAAACTGAGACGATGTAAAAATTAGGTCTCTTGGATATGTGCCGGAAGGAGAATTTAAGTCTATAGTTGAAGGAGGTATATCCGCGCTCTGACTTAGCTGAAGAAGCAACTTAAAGGTATCTTCAGCGCCAAACTCGTCTACTGAAGAGCCTGATATGAGTGATAAACATATCGACGATGATATGTGCAAAATTGTTCCTGCTCTGTAGCCCTTATCGGCACTTGAGTACCTTGGATTAATCCACATATTGACAGAAAAACTGTCAGGTAGATGGTATCTTTCATCTACACTTGGGTATGCTAAGACAGAAGCAGAGGGGATCTTATCGTTGTCAAAAAAGTTTAAAGTATTGTAGTTTGTATACCAAAACCCACAATTTTCGTATTTGTGCCGATGATAAGGCATCAACACGTTTCTAATAACATTTTTCTCTGTTGTGTTTTTTGTAAACTTAAAAGGCGGATCAAACCTAAAAGCATCTATTTGCTTTGTATATCTAACATCTTTCGGTGCTTCATCTATCAA